GTACGCCGGAGCAGTTAGCCGCAGATGATGCGAAGAAGAGGTACATGGAACACGTGTATGGAATGACGCATGCTCAGTTGTTTAATGAGTTGATGCGTGTACACGGGGAGAGTGCCAAGATGATTACTGAGTTGCATGCACGGATTGCTGAATTGGAGAGTGCCAATGAATCTGGAACTACTGTTCCCGACGCCGGTAGCGTTCTTTGACCTTGAGGTGACTGAGGAAGAGCGTTCGTTCCTGCTAAACCAGGAGAGGCGCCCTAACGAGGGCAACCAATCGTCTGTGGACAACTACCTGCTGCGCAAGCCTGAGATGGAGAGGCTGGCTGCGGAGGTGGAAAGCAAGGTAATGGAGTATGCCAAGGAGGTTTGGAAGGCCGAGGTTGATCCGTTTGTCACGCAGTCCTGGGTCAATTGGACCAAGCCTGGGCAATACCACCATAAGCATGCCCACCCTAACAGCCTGTACTCAGGCGTTCTCTACATTGACGTGGAAGATGACCGGGACCGGATCACGTTCTACAACGACGGCTACCAGCAGATTAAACCGACGTACTCCGAATGGAACCGTTGGAACTCTGCTTCTTGGTGGCTGCCGATTAAGCGAGATCAAATGGTGATCTTCCCATCCAGCCTGACGCACATGGTTGAGACGGTGCCCGGCGAGGTGATTGGCAAGGAAAGGGTGAGCCTGGCCTTTAATACGTTTGCAAAGACGATTGGCGATAACAAGAGTCTGACTGAACTGGTTGTATGAATGATCCTAACGATGAGACTGATGGGGGTATTGATCCAAGGCTGCGATGTTTCTCCTGCGGTGAAGTGCATGAGAGGGCCAAGATTGTTAAGACGATTGATGGCAGGGAAATGGGTAACTACCAGGACGAGTGGCGCAGGTACCACGAAGCCATGTGGGTACTCAAGAAGTACAGGAGCAAAAGAACGAGGCAGGCTTATCTAAGCCGCATTGCCGAGATACGTGGCCCCCAGGCGATGGCTGATCTGAGGGCCGAGATGATGTTGTTGTGGAAGTGGAAAGAGGGTCAGAAGAAATGAACGGATACGGCGCAAGTTGGAATCGACACTGCCTTGTAGTGCGAAATGGAATGTTGATTGTTGTGATCGACAAAAGAGTGGGGTCTACGGTATGAGCATCGAAGCAATGAAGCAGGCATACGCAGTGCCGCTAATTGAGCAACTTGAGTCTGTTCCAGCAGACGCCAGAATGATGTACGAGCATGACAAATTCCATCACGAGAATATTCCAGTTGGTCGTTTGTGTCATGAAGCCGCTACCGCACTACGCCAAGCCATCGCAGAGGCAGAGGACGCAGTAGCGGCAGAGCGTGAGGCGTGTGCGAGGTTGGCTGAAGATGGATTGATTGGACATACGATTGCCAAAGCAATCAGAGCAAGGGGTATTGATTTAGCCAAAGTCGGTGAGGTTGGCACGTGGGGTGACAAATGAATATCTTGCAGACCAGGCATGGCCTGATGATGGTGCGGCAAAGCCCAGACATGATCTCTCGCATACTGGCTCAGACCGGCGAGTACGAGTGGCAGGTGGTCGCGCTATGCGCGGCACTGGCCTCTGGTCATGAAGACGGCTATATCGTCGATATAGGGGCCAACATGGGCACGGTTACTGTACCCCTTGCCAAACAATTCCCAGGCTACCGTGTGCGCTCCTTTGAGCCACAGAGAGCAGTCTTCTATCAGTTGGCTGGCAACGTGGCACTCAATGACCTAACCAACGTCGAGTTGCGCATGAATGGCTTGGGCAATCAGCGGCGCAGCATCTACATTGACATGCCCGACTACGACAAGGACGCCAACATTGGTGCCTGGTCCATGGACGCCGAGGTGCGGGAGAAAAGTCCTGAAGGCCGAGGCGGTGGCAAAGAAGAACCCGTGCAGATTGAAATGCTGAACGACATGCATTTTGACAGGCCAATCCGTCTCATCAAGATTGACGTGGAAGGCATGGAACTCGAAGTCTTAAAGGGTGGCTACCGATTGCTGCAAGAGCATGACTATCCGCCGCTGGTCTATGAGTGCTGGCAGCAGTTTGATTGGTACAAACCCAGGGCCAAGGAACTGGATGACTACGTGCGCGGCATGGGCTACCAGACGCACACTGTTGGCAATACAATTTTTGCAGTGCATGAGGACAGCGAGATTGATGTTGCCTTTGAAGGCCAAAACCTAAGAATCGGGCGCAAATGAATTTTGATCGCGCAAAATTTTACCACTTTTGCAAGCACCTAAAGATTGAAACCAAAGAGCAGGGCATGCGTGTCCTGGGGGATCAGTTGCTTGGCACCCAAACCTACGTCATGGACGAGGTGGCCCGAGGCTTGGCTGAAGACAAACACTTCTTTGTGGTTCTCAAAGGCCGTCAGTTAGGCATAACCACAATCAGCCTGGCGCTTGACCTGTACTGGCATTTTGTCCACCCAGGCATGCAAGGCACCTTAACAACGGATACAGAAGAGAATCGTGAGCAGTTTAGAAGCACCCTACAGATGTACATGGACGGATTGCCCAAGGAATACAAAATCCCTCTCATGTCCCACAACCGCAACCAGATGGTTCTCAAAAACCGATCACGCCTGTTCTATCAGGTTGCAGGTATCCGAGCGAAAGGTGGCCTTGGGCGCGGAAAAGGAATTACGTTTCTGCACGGTACTGAGACTTCTTCTTGGGGTGACGAGGAAGGACTGGCTTCCCTCCTTGCCTCCCTTGCCGAACAAAACCCCCTGCGCTACTACATGTTCGAGTCCACAGCCCGAGGCTTCAACATGTTCCATGACATGTGGGTAACAGCCAAACGCGCCAGGACACAGAAGGCCATTTTCGTTGGCTGGTGGCGCAACCAGTTTTACTCTGCTGACCCAAGCAGCGACATATACAAGGTCTACTGGGACGGGAAATTGAACCCGGAAGAGAAAGAGTGGACCAAAGACATTAAGAAGATTTACAACTACGAGATCAACAGCAGGCAGATTGCCTGGTGGCGCTGGAAACTGCACGAAGGCCTCAAAGACGAGGGCATGATGTACCAGGAATTCCCACCGACAGAGGATTACGCCTTTGTCATGACGGGAACCTCCTTCTTTAGCACCGCCCGATGCACCGACGCCATGAAGGTTGCCAAGAAAGAGGCGTTTATTTCCTATCGCTTCTCCATGGGGGCCAATTTCCAAGACACGCAACTGCTGCAAAGCACTGAACGCCTGGCAACACTGAAAATTTGGGAAGAACCCGTCTCCACTGCCTACTATGTGATCGGTGCAGACCCCGCCTACGGTTCAAGTGACTGGGCAGACCGGTTTTGTATCCAGGTTTTCCGCTGTTATGCCGACGGAATGGACCAGGTGGCAGAATTTGCCACTTCCGAACTCAATACCTTCCAATTTGCCTGGGTGATCTGCTATCTGGCAGGCGCTTACACGAATTCCACGCTGAACTTGGAAGTAAACGGTCCGGGCCAGGCCGTTATTCAGGAAATGCGCAACTTAAAGCGGCAAGCAACCGCCCTTCCTGGCAACGAGGGCCGGGAATTGACCAATGTGCTGTCGAATATGCAGCACTACCTCTGGCGGCGCAACGATTCCTTTGGAATCTCGAACTCCATTGGGTGGGTCACGACGCATTCGAGCAAAGAACGCATGCTCAACTACTTCAAAGACTACTTCGAGCGCGGCATGCTGAACGTCTACAGCACGGAGTGCATCGACGAGATGAAGGGCATCGTTCGAGACAACGGCACGATTGCCGCTATGGGCCGCGCAAAGGATGATCGGGTCATGGCAGCAGCCCTGGCAACGGCAGCATTCGCAGAACAGGTGCAGCCAAGACTGATTCAAATGCGCCTAACCCGCGAAAAGAAGGTGATTCAGGACGAAGAGGCCGAAAATGGGGGCCAGGCACAGGTCGGAAAGCAGGTCGGCAACTACTTACGCGCATTGGGGTTCCAATAATGGACGTTTTGACTGTCGCAGACATTGAAGAACGCGTTAA